CAAGGATGGTGGTACAAAACTTTACAAAGATAGTGACATCAAACAAATCAGCAAATATCTTACCAAGCACAAAGACAATGTAAGAAAAGTTGCACATCAAATGCTGATCGACTACATGGAGGGCGATGACTACTTGGCAAAGAAAAGGATTCCGGTCAAGGAAGATGTGCAAGAGGGTAAGAAGATGAAGGTCAAACTCGACCCCAACAAGTCAATGGATAAGGTTGTCAAGACTCTCGAAGACAAGATGACTGATGCTGAGATGGATAAGCGAGAGAAGATCGTCAAGTCCATGAAGAAGAAGAAGGATGACTTCAAGGCACGATACGGTGACCAAGCAGACGATGTGATGTACGCGACTGCTACCAAGATGGCCATGAAGGACAGTTACGAACTGGAAGATGGCTCTACGATCAACGAGTCGTTCGAAAGTGAGTTCCCCACATCCCAAGTCGAGACTCTCGCAGCAAATATGACTCCGGTTGTTCGTGACCGTTGGGTGATCAAAGAAGCACCATTCGATGACATCAAGAAGATTGTTGCAGACAAGAGCATGATGACTGTCAAGTTCCCTGATGGTAAGCAGAAGGTTGACATGATGACTGCAAACGTACTCATGACCGTTTACGATGCACTCAACGATAAGAACAAGAAGAAGTTCGTCGAGAAGATCAACGCGAAAATGGGCAACTTCCTCAAGTTGGTTCAGTTTGCATACTCGGCGGTCAATCCCAAGTAAGGTGATTTATGCTTGAAGGACTACTAACAACAGAGTTTCTATCTCTGCTTGGCGGGAGCGTCACTGGATTCATTTTCAAGGCAATGGCCGAGAAAAGGCAGAACGAGCAAGAACGCTTCAATCGTATGATCGAGGCGTCAACCAAGAGAAACGAAAACGCTAACGCCGCTGTCGAGCGAGTGGGTGTGGAGGCAGGTAAATGGGTGCGAAGAACTATCGTACTCGCAATCCTGTTCGGGACAATCCTTGCCCCATTCCTTCTTCCCTTTTTTGGTATTCCAGTTGTGGTGGAATTGACAGAGAAGAAATACGCACCACTTGATTTCTTTGGTCTTTTTGGAACGACGGAAACGGTATCGTTTGAAGTGATCAGAGGATATCTATTCACACAAGAGAACAGGCAGATTCTTGTGACGATTGTTGGTTTCTACTTTGGTGCTGCCGTAGGAAAATCGAGATGATGAGAGTTATGATTAGTATGATGTGTTGTTTGATTGTTTTTGGTTGTCAAAGTGGCTTCAAGATCACGAAGTCAGTTCCTACGCAATCTCCGTTTGGTAACGATCTTACACAAGAGGCAGGCGTATCAATCGTTGAGGATGGAAGTGGGTGGTTGCCAATGGGTGCGTACCTTGTTCTTCTCATTGCAGTTTGTTGGTTGACTTGGAGAGAGTTCCGTGGAAGCACTAGAAAATCTGATCGATCCTGAGGCGATCATTACCGCACTACTGTTCGCACTAGTTGGTTTTGTGTGGAATATTTCTCACAAGGTAACACAACTATCAACGAAGATTGATGACCTACGCAAAGACGTAGATCGTCAGCGTGAAGACATTCATAAACTAGAAGAGCAAGTTGATCGGATTACACAAAAGCATTGGTCTGACAACGGCAATCTCTAAGGCCCCCAAGTTCTCTTCTGCATGTTTCTCCAGAGACACTTGCAAATATAGTACGCATCAACAACATCAGATACAGGCGAATCAACTACACTCTTCTTCGGAGAGATAGCACCTTGTAGATTGATTCCCGTTTCCTCAAACCAAGCGGCGTGCATCGCGTCTTTTCTAGCGTTACCTTTACCTGTTGCTACTTTCTTGACCGCCTGTGGTGGGATGATTTCAATTGGTATGGTTGCATTATAGAGTTTGTATTTCAGAATACCTGTGTTCTCTGCAATATTGAAAACACGACCAGTCGCACCATAGGCATAACCCTCGATTGCGACCTCTCGACAGCCAGTTAGTTTGTCCATCGCCCAGTCTGAGATGCTATCATAACGAGACTCATCACATGAGTACTCCATAAAGAACTCACCAAAGATTCGTGTCTCGTATACCTTTGCTTTAGACTTGACATCAGTTAGGAAGTAAAACTGACAGTCCTTGTAGGTAAAGTCTCTTACCTCATCGCCCGTCCATATGCAAATAGCAGGGCCTCTAAGACTGTAGTCCACTCCCGCTATCACCACTTGCTCCATCATGTTCATCCTTCTTCTCCTTGTAGGGGAAAAGGTCATTTAGCAACTCTCGCCTTTTTTGACAAGAGGAACATGGATGCACCTTCCCGAAGGTAACACGATGGATGATACTTGCAAGTGTATCTCCGAGTCCGATGTGACGTAGTGTCTTTCTAAAACTCTTCTCGTCCATGTGTACCCTCTTTATTTAGGAGGTCAGGTCAACGACTTCACATGAGTCGCCGGAGCAAGCATATGTCTGCGTACCGGAAGTGTTGTCTTGTTCCTCATAGGACTTGAGTTCTGTCCAGTCAATGTCCTGTGGCATCTGTCCACGAAGTTCGATGTAGTCCGACTCTTCGCAGTCTTGATATGGTGCCTGCTTATAGGAGTGATCTGAGAACGGTAGGAAAGAGATACCAGAACATTCACCGAGATGTGCCCACACCCACGCACCAACTTCCATCCACTCATGTTCCTTGACAGTAATAGTGACAGATGGCTTATGCTCACACCAGTGACGTTGATACTGCAACCACATTTCCAACTGCTCAATTGCAGTCATATCGGTTCTTGTTACACAACCCTTTGGAGATGCAACGGGGAACGAGAACACGGTAACGTGATCTGGTTTCATTGCACATGCTTCATACGGGAATCCCTTGTCTTTCATGAATTGACACAACGGATCTTTGTTGTCTGCACGAACGGTTCGAATGTAGAAGTCATTATGTCTGGCGTGAATACCTGATGCTGCATCGACCAACTGCGAAACAGTCCCAGATGGTTTTACGCAAGTGGTGGCGGCAGACTGGGGAATGCCAATCTTGTCGGCAAACTCCTTGTTCGTATTGATACAGACATCACGAAGATCTTGGAGATGCTCGGCATTTGCAAGACGAGTTACCTCACAGTCCATGATCCCTGTGAGAGAAACGCCAAGCAGTCTTTCCTCTTCGCAGTTCTTCTTCCATGATGAGGACAGATACCGGAAGTCTGTTAGCGTTGACTGCCATGTGCCTAGAATAGAAGCAAGGCGAACCTTTCGCTTTAGATCCTCTACTCTATCACCATCACGACAAACGATCTCGGTGAGGTTACAGAACTCACAGTCACGAAGAATGATTTCGGAACATGGGTTGGTTCCGAAGCGGTGATCTGGTTCACGGTGGACATGGCCCTCTCCTCGAATCTCGGCAAGTCTCTTACATTGATCCTTACTTGCGGTTCGATTGAAGATACCACGCTCACCGCTCTTGGACTCGTAAAGTGCCATCCACTCACGCATGAACGTACCGATCTCAGTTGGGCCGCCGTTGTAGACCGCAGAGTTATTTGCCAATGCCCGTTGACTGTCGCTTACCCACCACTGACCAGACTTTGCATCACGCATACGGTCATCCATGAGCGAGGACAATGAGATAAGAGCAGAACGGCGAACACCACCGACTACAACGATCTCAGCGATCTTACAGACAATATCATGACACTCAATGGTAGTGAGTCTACGACCAGCGGCCTTCTTGAAGGTATTTACCGTAAAGTCAAATAGGTCTACAAGCGGCTCAGGGCCCGAAGCACGACCACCAAAAGTCTTGAGTCTTTCACCTGCTGCACGAACCTTACTCACATCCCAGTTTGGAACCTGACCGTTCATGAGCAACGCGATAAGTTCCTTGTATGCCTTTGCCCAACCAATCTTGGAGTCTGCAACAACAATAGTGGTATCACTATCGTGGAAGTCCTCGGCCAAAACAGGAAGTTGATCCACCTCGGCTCTTTCAACAGAAAAACCAACACCAGTGCCACACATCAGAACATAAAGAATCTCATCAAAGGCACGCATACGATTTACCGCAACGTACGAGCAGTTGTAACCAGCAACGTGATCTCTTGTTAGTGCCTCACCTGCGGTCATCAATGCACGCATAGAAGGCATGATCTCAAGATTCAACACCGCGTCTTCAAGTTCCTGTCGTTCTTTCTTCGAAACCTTGTAGTCACACTT